AAATAAAAGAAACAGAGGAGACAGCGGCCAGGGCAGCCGAAGAGGCAGAAAGGCTGGCCGGGCAGGATCAGGTCTGCGAAAAACTGCTGGATGAAAAGAAAAATCTGGAACAGAAAATCCACACTTTAGAAGAAACGAAAAAACGGCTGGAGAGAACGACGGCTGAAAGGACGCAGATTGCCGCGCAGGTGACACAACTGCGAAAGGAAGAAGAGAACTTACAGGCGGATATCACGACAACGGCAGAACATCTGGCCGAAAGAGACGGAGCCGCGCTGCTGCAGGAAAAATACCACCAGAAGCTGGAAACGCTGGAAAATCTGCTGGAAAGCTGGGAGCAGGGACGCAAAGAACTGGAAGAAAAGCAAGGTGCATACCAGCGTGAAATCAAAAAGAGAGATGCTTTACGGGAAACATATCAGGCGATGGAATCTTTATTTCTGGATGCACAGGCGGGAATTCTGGCAGAAAAACTGACAGAGGGAGAACCATGCCCGGTCTGCGGCGCTATTCATCATCCGCAGCCTGCCAGACGAGCAGAACATACGCCAGATAAAGAAACGCTGGATCACAAGAAAGAAGAACTTCGGATGCAGGAGGAAGCAGCTGCGGGACAAAGCGAGGCTGCGGGCAGCTGCAGCAGACAGGTACAGGAAAAACGTGCACAGCTAACGGAATGGCTGTTAAGAGAACTGCCAGAGAGTCGGAAAGAACACGAACAGAAGCGACTTTCACAGATGCCGGATGTTTTATTTCAACAGGAAGCGGTCGAGAAGGCAGAGCAACTTCGGAAGGAAGAAGAAACACAGAAAGTACGTCAGATGGAATATGCGGAACTGGAAAAAAGACAGACAGAACAGCAGAAAAGACTGGAAAGCATAAAAAAGACCATTGCAGCGGAACAGACACAGCTTGGCCGGGCAGAAGGAACCAAAAGAGCACTGGAAGAACAGTTGGAAAAAGAAATTGCGGAGGCGCAAAAAACGACTGCTTTTATGGAAAAAAAGAATCCTGCGCAAAGAAAGGATCCGGGGGAGAGCGAGGACAGAAACTCCCTGGCTGATCAGATTGCCCAGGTGATTTCCTTCCGGAAAAACAGACAGAAACAGTGTGAGGGAGAGATTGCTGCCACGCGGGCAAAGGTGAGCCGCCGTGCAGAATGTATCGCACGGCAGAAAAAAGCGGAAGCTGAGCGAAAAGAGGATCATGAGCGGCTGCAGAAGGTGCGGAGCCGTCTTGAAGTACTGCAAAGCGATCGGAAGAGATGGAAGAAACAAGAAGAGAAACTGCTGGAAAATCTGGAAGAGCAGAGAGCGATCTGGGGAGAACAGGATCAGCAGAAAACAGGAGCGAAATCCGAAGGCAAGCCTGGAGATGGGAAGGAGCAGCTGAAGGATCTGGTAAGTGCAGAAACGGTGAAAAAACAGATAAATGAATTTACGGGATCGGAAATCGCAGAAAAACTTGTAGATGCGGAAAGAGAACTGTGGATTCGGTCTGTATGGGAACAGCACTGGCTGAAACAAAAGCAAAAAGAACTGACAGAACAGAAACAACGCATTCTTGCAGAACAGGAGGAACTGAAAAAGATCCGACAGGAAATCCAGGAGGAAACACAGAAAACGGAGCAAAGAGAACAGGAAATTCGCAAAAAAGAGCTGCGGGAAACGGAACAAAAGGCTGAAAGAAAAGCACTGCTGGAAAGGATCCGGGAAAAAGAGGCGCAGCTTGCGGGAAAAGAAGAAACAGAACTTCTGGAGCATATTGCAGCCTGGGAAGCACAGAAAGAACGGCTGGAAGAAGCACAGAAAACAGCAAAAGAGGAACTGGATGCCATACAGAAAAAACTGACGGAAGTGCAGGCGGCGCTTACGGCGATTCAGGCGTTAGAAACAGCGGATTCACAGGAACAGCCGCTCCCGTCAGAAACAGAATTACAGGAAGATTTAAGGGGACTTTCCGAACAGAAACAGATTCTGGATCAGCGTTATAACGAGCAGTATCACGCGGCAAATACGAATCAGAACACATATGATGCCATTCGGAATCAGCAAAGTCAGATGCAGACCGTGGAAGAAGAGTACAAATGGGTCAATGCGCTTGCGGATACCGCATGTGGAAATGTGAGCGGAAAGCAAAAGATTGAACTGGAAACGTATGTGCAGATGGCGTATTTTGACCGGATTCTGCGAAAAGCCAATGTGCGTTTCCTGACGATGAGTCAGGGACAGTATGAGCTGAAACGGCAGGAAGACGGCGGAAATATAAAGAGCAAAGCCGGACTGGAACTGAATGTGATTGACCACTATAACGGGACGGAGCGAAGTGTCCGCACGCTTTCCGGCGGAGAATCTTTCCAGGCTTCCCTTTCCCTGGCGCTTGGCCTGTCGGATGAAATCCAGTCGTATGCGGGCGGCATTCAGTTAGACTCTATGTTTGTGGATGAAGGTTTTGGATCGCTCGATGCAGAGTCTCTGAACCAGGCCGTAAAAGCACTGGAAGGTCTGGCAGAAGGAAACTGTCTGGTCGGAATTATTTCTCACGTACCGGAGTTAAAAGACAGGATTGAGAAAAAAATTGTTGTGACGAAAAACCGGAGCCGGGATGGAGTAGGCAGCCGGGCTGTGATAGAATAAACGGCACAATCTGAAAATGCACCAGAAGTGTAAAAAAGTGAAAAAGAAATGTTACAGCTTGCGGGTTGCCAGTGAGCTGTAACAAGAATGCAGCAAGAGATCAGCTGGATTCGAGAGAATTCCTTGTCAGAAGGAATAGGAAATGCTATAATGGGTCCGTTGGGCAAAAAAAGTTGAACAAACAGAGCAAATCCGGCGAACTTGTGCCGGCTGCCATAGAATGGAGGAAACAAATGAAAACATCAGATTTTTATTATGATCTGCCAAAAGAACTGATTGCACAGGATCCGCTGGAAGACCGTAGCGCTTCCCGCCTGATGCATCTGGATAAAACGACAGGCGAATACAAGCATGGCCATTTCCGTGATATTCTGCAGTATCTGAAACCAGGCGACTGTCTGGTTATCAATGATACGAAGGTAATTCCAGCACGTCTTTATGGTTCCAAGGTCGGAACGGATGCGGCAATTGAGATTCTTCTTTTAAAGAGAAAAGAAAATGACATCTGGGAAACGCTGGTAAAACCGGGCAAAAAATGCAAGGTCGGAACCGTAATCTCCTTTGGAGACGGAATTCTGACAGGCGAAGTAGTCGATATCGTGGATGAAGGAAACCGCTTGATCCAGTTCCACTATGAAGGCATTTTTGAAGAAATTCTGGATCAGCTTGGTGAAATGCCGCTGCCGCCATATATCACACATAAACTGCAGGACAAGAACCGTTATCAGACGGTATACGCAAAACACGAAGGCTCCGCAGCAGCTCCGACCGCCGGACTGCATTTTACGAAAGAGCTTTTGCAGCAGGTGCAGGATGCTGGTGTAAAGATCGCCCATGTAACCCTGCATGTCGGCCTTGGCACCTTCCGTCCGGTGAAAGTGGAGGATGTCACCCAGCATCACATGCACTCTGAGTTCTATGTGGTAGAAGAAGATCAGGCAAAACTGATCAACGATACGAAAGCAGCAGGCGGCCGTGTGATCGCAGTCGGAACAACGAGCTGCCGTACTCTGGAGTCGGCAACCGGCGAGGACGGCATTTTAAAAGCCGGAAGCGGCTGGACCGAGATCTTTATCTATCCGGGTTACCGCTTCAAGATGATCGACGGACTGATCACCAATTTCCATCTGCCGGAGTCCACACTGGTGATGCTGGTATCGGCACTGGCTGGAAAAGAGCATATTATGGCAGCTTATGAAGAGGCTGTAAGAGAAAAATACCGCTTTTTCTCCTTCGGCGATGCCATGATAATTGAATAGACTCCAAATCTAACATTTGTTGGGTGTCTAAAGAGGACTGAAAAAGAAGCCAGGGGGCTATTTCCCTGGCTTTTCTTTGTATATAAAGGTTTGAGAGAGTCCATTTCGAAAGATGACGGTTTCTATTTTTCCCGCTCGCATGATGATTGAGTCTATGATAGAAGAGAAGAAAGCTTTTAGCGTTTCTGGAGACAGAGTTTCGGCGAGCTTCGTATAGCAGACATACTGCCGATCGGCTAATTTTTGATTCAAGATGAAAGTAGAAGCCTGTTTTATAAATTCGTTATCGTCAATTGATTGCTCATGATTTTCCTTTGCGATTGCCTCGATAGTATCATTGATTTCTTGAATGCAGTCTGTGATCTGCTGCTTTCTGACAAGGTATTCTCGCTCAGAAATAGAGTTCTCTGAATACAGATACAAATCGTTCAAACGATCCAAAGCACGACGTTGCTTTTTTAGATCGTTCATCATTCGCTTTAACTCCGGGTCAACTTTCGGCTTGGCTTTTGAACGAACAGCGATGAACGGGTCTTTCTCTGGACGGCTTTTGAGCTGAGTAAACAATGAATCAAGGTCGTCCTGTTTAACGTGATCTATACTCGAAAAGGTGCTGCCGCAAAGCAAGCGGGATTGAAGCTCTTCTGTGCTGGAAATTTCGTCAACATTTTTTTGAGCATTCAGGATATTTAGAATATAGTTCAATAAGAACTCGCCGAGAACAACGTCAGATGTGTATTTTGCATGGCAAGCGCTGGTTTTCCTGGCATTAGAGCAACCATACTTTGAAGGGTGATAACCGGACACATGACGTTTTCCGGGAGATGCAGTGAAAGCAGAACCACAATCTGCACACAAGACCAATCCGGCGAAGACATGAGTTGTTTTCTTTGTGATTTTTCGTCCCGGAGCATTTCGAAAGCGAGCATTTCTGTCAAGAGTTTCCTGGATCTTGTCGAATCGTTCGGGAGTTATGGAAGCTGGGTGATGGTTTTCTACGACAACCCATTCAGATTCGTCTTTGATGGCCGCTCTGCCTGGAATTTTGTAGTAGTTATAACGATATATGCCCTTATACCACGGGCTACGCAGTATCGTCCAAACGGCAATAGGGCTCCAAAGATTTCCATACCTAGAACGATAGCCAAGGTCGTTGAGTTTCCTGGAAGTATAGACAACAGATTTTGATGTTTCGTAGGTTTCGACCAGGAGATTGTAAATACTGTTTTCGTTTGGATCCAAAGAGAATGTTTGAGTATCTTTGTCGTAGGAGTACCCGTATGGAACACGGCCGCCGTTCCACACTCCATTGGAAGCCCTATTAATCATAGTCGCAGTAACACGTTCGGAAGTCATATTACGCTCCAACTCAGCAAAGACCAAGATGATTTTGAGCATCGCTTCTCCGATGGCGGTACTGGTATCAAATTGCTCATTTTTGGACACGAAAGTAACGTCCAGCTTTTTGAGTTCTTGATACATCTCTGCAAAGTCCAGAAGGTTTCTGGAAATTCGGTCGATTTTCCATACAAGCAAATGAGTGAAATTCCCTTGCCGGATCTGCGCCATCATTTTTTGATATGCTGGGCGAGCCGTGTTTTTTCCTGAATATCCTGCATCTTCGAAAATCTCATAGTCCTCGGCGTTTAGAACATATTTACAATAGGCAGTCAAGTCTTGCTTCATCATAGGGAGCGAATCTTTGTCAATCTGATATACAGTAGATACACGGACGTAGATTGCTACTCTGATATCCTTTTCTGCGCCTGAATCTGGCGCTTTAGCCTTATAAGCCATAATTTCCCTCCGTAAAAAGAAATAGCCCCTACACGGGGCTATACTTGCTTTATCTGCGGCATATATTTATTCAACGCCGCCCAAACCACCTGCTTGTCGTCCCGGCTTGCGATTTGATAGCACGCCAGAAGACGTTGCAATTCTTCGATCAACTCCTCTTTTTCTGGAGCTGTCTCTTTTTCAAATTCTTGCATAATGACCTCCAAAAGATTTTATTCGGTTGTGTCATCTGTTCCCTTCTGCGCCTTGCGCCAGGAAAAATATGGAAATGCGATTATCCCCTTTTTTTCTCCAGAAACTTATCTGGAGCCGACATGTGAGTTCTCAGGAAATCTTTGCAGAGTTCTTGACGCTCAACCGGGATGCTCGAAATGATCCCCGCCCACTCTTCATCAATTCCGTAAACACTCTCGAGCTTTTTTCCATGAGTTTTGTAATAATCAATCATAACGTCAGAGAAGTCATCAATAGAAACGCCAAGGTACGCAGCTATCTTCTCAACTGCTTCGAGCGACGGAACTGATCCGGCTTTCCATTTTCCTGTACTTCCGGTGCTGAGGTTTAAAGCCTTCAGTACGGCAGTCACCGTAGTTCCTTTTTCATCGCAAATTCTTTTCAAATTTTCGTAAAACATAATTTCCTCCTAAAAACTCACCAAAAGATGCAAAAACGCTTGACGAACGCACCACAGTGAGCTATACTAACAAATGCAAACTACAAAACATAATCATTTTGATTATTTAAACGCACTATTAGTATACCAACAAATGTTTGGTATGACAAGAAGAAAAAGGAGGTAAGTCATGGAAAAAAAACTTTCTCCGTGGTGTAAAAACGCCAAGATTGCAATGATTAAACAGGATATCACCACGACAGAGATGGCAAAAAAGCTCGGAATGAACCGAAGCTACTTGAGCTCGATCATTAACGGGAGAATCTACAGTACAATGGCCGTAAAAAAGATCTCGGATTTTCTCGGGATCCAGGATAGTGACACAACTACGGTATGACTACATAGTAACGCACGAGAGGACGTTTTGACATGGAAAAACAGTGTATGAACTGTGGCGGAAGTATCTATTTTCAATGCAGAAAAGAAGCCGCAAAATACAATGATCGGCTGAGTAGCCGAGAAGGAGCTTCGGAAATGCTGAACATTTCGGTTTCGAGCTTGAGCAATTATGAATTAGGGCTGACACCGGTTCCGACAGACGTTGTGGTTCGAATGGCCGATCTTTACGGCGCACCGGAACTGGAAGCGTGCTATTGCAAGAATGATTGCCCAATCGGACGCCGAAAAAACATCGCAACTCAGATAAGAGGGATTGAGCAGATAACCTGCAGCCTTTTGAATCACGCCGACGATGATGCTTTACATAGAATCAAAAAAGAACTTCTGAGTATTGCAAGCGACGGAAAACTGGATTCGGGGGAGGAAGAATCCCTGCGCACCATCGTGACAAAGTTGTCTGAGTTTGCAGATGACGTGATGGAACTCAGGATGTATCTGAAAAAATACGGAGGTATGAAGGATGGGACTTGCTGAAAAACTGAGAAAGTTGCTGGCTGATGAATATGGAATCAACAGCGACGAAGAGCTTACAAAGGCTATAGAAAAGCAGAAACCAGTTGACTTAGGAATCTTTACACAGGTGGATTATGATGAAAATAAAAAAGTTGGTTAAGGTACTGACGATGATCGCGATCGCGGCCGTAGTTCAGATCCAGGCAAATAAGCTGGCAGCTTTTGAAAGACACAGCGTAGACGCAATCGGGTCTGAAGTGTTCGCTTTCCCGATTGTCCTGATTACGGAATACAAGGTTTTCTGCACACCGGGGGAGAGCCTGGTCGAATATGAAGAGGAGGAATGAGCATGGGACAGATGACGACAGATCAGTACCTGGATCAGATCCAGGGGCAGTTAATGAAAATGTTGACTGAAAAAAAGGACGCCATGCCGCCTGGATTCAATCAGCAGAGATTCGCCCTGAACTGTATCACGGTAATCAGGGATATGATGAAGGATTATAAGAAAAGAGAACAGCTCCAGACAGTTGATATCAATTCGATCGTGCTCTGTATGATAAAGGGAGCGTACCTGGGGCTGGATTTCCTGAACGGGGAATGTTATGCGATCCCTTACAAGGGCGAAATGACGTTCCAAACCGATTACAAAGGCGAGATTAAAGTCTGCAAGCGGTTCAGCGACGATCCGATCAAAGACATCTACGCAAAAGTAGTCCGGGAGGGAGATGTCTACGATGAAGGAGTGGAGGCAGGCGTTCAGAAACTGAACTTTAAGCCAGTTCCATTCTCGAACAAAGATATCATCGGAGCATTTGCGGTAGTCATGTATGTGGATGGAACCATTAAGTACGATAGTATGAGCGTGGAAGAGATCCGACACACAAAAGATGTCTACTCAAAAGCGGCGAATAGCCAGGCATGGAAGGAATCTTTTGGCGAAATGTGCAAAAAAACGGTCATCCGCCGATTGAGTAAGCTGATCGACCTGAATCTGGATAAAGTGGAAATGATTAAGGCTTATGAGGAGGGATCCGGCTTTGAATTTGAAAACAAGTCATCTGGCGGCGGACAGCGGACAGCACAGCTTCCGGGATCCGAACCTGTGGTAAATGCATTTGCGCCGGAACAGAAAGCAATTGAACAGAAACCGCAAGCAACAATGCCAGTTCAGGAATTTCAGGGAAATCAGGAGAGCGAACCGATTCCCGTAGATGCGGAGCCGCACAGCATTCCGAATGAAGCATTTATGATGCCAGAAGATTTTTCAGATGTAGAATTACCATTTAAGTAATTATAAGGAGAGCATGGGAATGAATGAATTACAGGTAGTAGTAGAGCAGACACCAGGAACAGTGACATGGAACTATGAGGAACTGAAAAAGTCGATCACAAGCGCGTTAGAAGTTTACAAAAAAATGAATTATGACGATTCTAATATCGGTCAGGCAAAGAAAGACAGAGCAATGCTTAATAATCTTTCTAAATCGGTGAATGCCAGAAAAATTGAAATCAAGAAAAAATGTCTGGAGCCATACGAGCTGATTGAAACACAGGCAAAAGAGCTGATGACAATTATCAAAGAACCGATCGACGTTATTGATGAGCGCCTGACAGAGTATGAAACTGCCAGAAGAAGAAAAGCAAGAGATGTGATTCGGAAATATATGTATGATTCTTTCGGCGGCATCGAACAGGAGATTGCAGATAAGGCGATGAACGCAATCTACGATGATCGCTGGGAAAATGCAACAGCAAAAAAAACAGAGTGGCAGACAGCTATTGATGCAAAAGCAGATGCAATCCGATCTGATTTGCAGGTGATCGCTGGCATTGAAGAAAGATTCAGAACCTACGCCGTGATTGCATATAAAATGAACCTGAGACTTGCCGATGCGATGCAGAAAGTCCAGGAGTTGAGAGCACAGGAGGCGGCTATCCTGAAAAGACAGCAGGAAGAGGAGGAAAGAAAGAAACGCGAGGAAGAGGAACGCCGCAGATGCCAGGAGGAAATCGCCAGACGCGAAGCAGAGCTTGCGGCTCAGAATCAGCAGCCAAAAGTCACTCAAACTTCAAGCCATACAGAGCAGCCTAAGTCAGATATGACGAAAGAGATTGCTGATATTGAAAGAAAACCTTCTACCAGTACAGCCTCTTCGGTACCTATCGAGAACCAGAAGCCGGGCGGTAAATCAGCCGTGCCGCTTATCAAAATTATTGGTTCGCTGGAAGATTACCAGAAGGTAATTAAGTACATCAAGGCAATGGGAATTGACTATGAGGAGGTATAAACATGAGTTTTGAATTAACATCAGAAAATTATTACTCCGATATAGCCAATTATGAGTATATGTCGGTGTCTCAGTTTAAAGATTTTGCCGGGACTTACGGAAAAGTGGGATGCGAGGAATGCGCAATGGCGAAAATTCAAGGCAAATTCCGGGAGCCGAACAGGACAGCTCTTCTGGAAGGGAGCTACGTAGATGCTTTCTATGAGGGAACATTGGATAAGTTCAAAGAGGAACACCCGGAAATGTTCACGCAGAAAGGAGAACTAAGAAGTAACTTTGCAAAGGCTGAGCGGGCGATTGCCCGGAGTATGAGAGATCCTCTTTTCCAGGAGTACATGAGCGGTGAAAAACAGGTCATTATGACCGGGGAACTTTTTGGAGCAAAGTGGAAGATCAAGATGGACAGCTACCATCCGGGAAAGGCGATCGTCGATCTGAAATATATGCAGTCACTCACAAAGTTCGGATACGTGCCGGACATCGGCTATTTAGATTTTGTCAGATATTGGGGTTACGATGTTCAGGGTGCGATCTATCAGGAGATCGTCCGGCAGAACACCGGGAAGAAATTGCCGTTCTACATCGCCGGGATCTCAAAGGAAGAGGCGATCGACATTGAGGTAATCTACATTCACGACAACTACCTGCAGGAAGCACTGCGAAGAGTTGAAACCTGTATGCCGAGAATCCTGGAGGTTAAGAGTGGAAAAGTGAAGCCGGAACGCTGTGAACAGTGTTTGTGGTGTAGAGATACAAAGGTTCTGAGAGGAGCGATTGGGATTGGAGACCTTACAGCAAGTTTATGATCTGAATGAATTATGCAACGAAGAGGAGGTGCCAGAAATGGCGTGGATTGCTGTGGATCAGAGCCTGATCGGAGGCAAGTTAAGGAATTTTGCCAAAAAATCTAAAATATCTCAAAACGAGGCAATCGGCATTCTGGTGCGGCTGTGGCTGTGGGCACTGGACAATGCGGATCAGGACGGAAAAATCGTCGCCGGGGATATGAGCGATGTTGAGGAAGCGATCCGCGCGGGATTTCTGAGTGAGGAGAAAGAACGGGTTTCAGCTATTACACAAAATTTGCTCGATTGCGGATGGATTGACACCAAAGAAGGCGAGCTTATCCTGCATGATTGGACGGATTGGAGATCCTACTATACAGCACTCCAAGAAAAAAGAGCAAAGCGCGCGGAATATATGCGGTCATACAGATCAGGAAACGGGAAAGACCAGGAAGAAAAACCAGAAAAGAAGAAAAGTAAGTCGAAGCGGAATGAATACGAAGCGGATTTTGAAAAGTTTTGGGCAGTATATCCAAGAAAAGCTGAAAAAGCGAATGCGTACAAAAAATACCAGGCGCGGCTTAAAGATGGTTTCTCGGAAACGGATCTGCTTCAGGCGGCAGTGAATTATGCAAAAGAATGCAAAGCCAAGAGAACGGATCCGCAGTACATAAAACACCCGAAAACTTTTCTGAGTGAGACAACACCGTTTGTAGATTTCCTGGACAAGAAAGCTCCTGCACCGGTTACAAAAGAACAGCCCGCGGAAGTACCAAATGGAGAGGAAAACGGAATGCCGAATCCATTCCGAACGAGCGAAAAAGGGGAGGGTGAGCCAGAATGAATGTAGAATCAGCACTTCCAATCAATCACACGCAAGATGAAATCAGCCCGATTAAGGACGGGGATTTCGTTGGGGAGGATGGTATGATCCGCTGCGGAGTCTGCGGGAAAAGGAAACAATTCAAGATCAAGATAGGAAGTTTGGAGAGGGTTGTTCCTTGTATCTGTGATTGCCGCGCTGCAGAGCTGGAAAAGGAAAGAAAAACGGATGAGTACCAGCAACGTATGATTACGATATCAAGAATGAAAACAGCCTCGATGATGGCAAATAAGTACCAGACAGCGAGTTTCTCCAAATATAAGGTTCGCTCCGGGAACAAACGGGCGTACACGATGTCAGTAAAATATGTGGAGCGATTTTCGGAGATGAAAAAGAAAAATCAGGGGCTTTTGTTCTACGGAACAGTCGGAACCGGAAAAAGTTACACGGCCGCCTGTATCGCAAATGAATTGCTGCAGAACTGTATCCCGGTAATCATGACATCGTTCGTTAAAATTCTGCAAGACATTCAGGGATCCAAAGACGAAGCAAGCTATATTCAGATTCTCAACAGTGCGTCATTGCTCATTATTGATGACCTGGGGGCGGAGAGAAGCACAGATTATGCATTGGAAAAGGTATACAACGTGGTGGACAGCCGGATCCGAGCCGGAAAGCCGCTGATCCTGACGACGAATCTTGACCTGAGCGATATGCTGGATTGCCAGGATATCCGCTACAAGAGAGTCTACGACAGAATCTTCGAGGCGTGTTATCCGGTGCAGATGTCCGGCGAATCATTCCGGCAGATGGAAGCGGCGGAACGCTTCGATGCCATGGAGGCGTTACTAAAATAGAAGGAGAAAATCATGATTGCAATCGGCAAAAACATCAAGAGAATCCGCGAAAGCATGGGACTTTCGCAGGAGGCATTCGGGCTGCTGATCGGTAAGAGTAGTAGCCAGGTGAGCAGCTATGAAAAGGGAAGCGAAGTGCTGTCATCGACCATCTACAAGATTGCGGAAGTTGCAGGTGTGGATTTCAACACCGTCATGGGTGACGAACCGGAAAAACGGGAACCGGAGCCGAAATGGGACGCTGAGCTTAGAATCTATAATATGGATGACCGCCTGGAAGTGATCCGAATCCTGGCCAAAAACGGATATGACGTAGGCCAGAATAAAAGACCAAAAGGAAAAGGGAATGCAGTAGATTATTTCGTACACGCAACAGACCTTGCGACGAATGCGGACACATCAAAATAGGAGGCAGGATGGAAGTTAGATTTGCAATACTCGGGGAGCCAAAGGGGAAGGGAAGACCGCGGTTCTGTAGAAATACAGGTCATGCGATCACGCCGAAAGACACCGTGAATTATGAAACGCTGGTAAAAACGGAATACGGTTTGAAGTATCCAGACTTCAAGTTCCCGGATGGTACGATGCTTGATATGAGAATTAAGGCTTTTTATTCTATTCCGCAATCAGCATCCAAAAAGAAAAAAGCAGCAATGCTGGCCGGAGAGATCCGGCCGACAAAAAAACCGGACATGGATAATGTCGTTAAAATCATCGCTGACTCACTGAACCAGATTGCTTACCGCGATGATACCCAAATCGTTGATTGTCAATGCAGGAAGTTCTATTCAGAGCATCCTAGGGTTGAAGTCATAATAAAATCAATCAAGCCGGAAACGGCAGAAGG